TGGCGCAAAAGAAAACCATAAAAAACGGAAAGAAATTATGGCAATGAAACAAACCATTATAGAGATGATCGAGAAAGTACCAGGCGGCAAAAGTGCGGTGGCGGGATTTCTCGGATTTTCGGAGGCAGAGCTGAACAATCGTCTTTATCAGACGAAAGGGCAGCGGTTCAAAGACGAAGAATTGATTGCTATCCAGCAAGAATTTGGGCTGACCGATTACACGGAAGAATTATGCCGTTTAACCGGCGGTTGTTTTGTACCGCACCCTGAAGCAGACCAGTTAGACAACGTAGAAATTTCCGTGCTGCAACTGCATGAACAATCTGCGCGTGGATTGTTGTTTGAAGTGCTTGAAACGGCATTAGCAGACGGTGAAATCACTTCTCACGAAGAAGACAAAATCCGTCGCGCATTAGATAAACACTTGGCGGCGACACAACACACGATTGAGTGCGTTATTTCGCTAAATAAACGGAAATAAAAAATGCACGCAGAAGAATTTATTGAAAAACAACTCCGCCAAACCCTGATTCAGGGGGGGCAGATCTTGCGTCAATTAATGGCGCAGTGGAGATGTGCTTAAAAGAATATCGTCAACGCAGTTCGTTTAAACCGGACGTGATGACGTATTTATTAGATAAGGCAAAACGTTTTGTAAAAACGTCAAGCACGAAAGGCAAATAAAAAACCACGGCGGCAACCGTGGCAATTTAGGAAAAAATTAACATGGAAAATATTAATCAAAACGAGACGACAAGTCAAACACAATCAGCACAGATTTTAAAGGCGCTCAAAAACGGAGAGAGATTAACGCACTTAGACGCAGAAAAGCGTTTTAACTGCTTACGTCTTGGCGCTCGTATCTACGACCTTAAAAAACGTGGTCACAACATCATCAGCAAAATGATTACTGTGCCAAGCGGAAAACGTGTTGCTGAATACAGATTGGTGGCTTGATATGGAAAGATTATTCTCACCCGAATTTGTAGCTAGATTAGACGATAGAGAAAAAATCCTAGCGTACGAGGCAGTTAAAAGAAAGCTAAGAGAGCGAAACGCAAGCCAAGAAGAATACGACAGAGTAACAGATCAAGCGATTGAGGAATTAGAGATATGACCCCATCAACAATACTTAAAAATACAGGAAGAGCGATTGCTTATCGTCCTAATCTTGCTCGTTTATTTGGTGGTGTTGTTGCTGAGATCTTCTTTGAGCAAATTTTCTATTGGCAAGATAAAGCTGACCCTGTACTTGGTGTTTATAAAACCCAAGAAGAATTAGAAATTGAAACTGGATTATCGAGAAAAGAGCAAGAAACTGCTCGCAAATTACTGCGTGAAAAAGGCGTGCTAATCGAAACTCATAAACGCCTAGAACATCGTATGTATTACAAAATCGACTGTGAAAAATTAGACGAATTATTAGCTGCACTAGCGAATGATACAAACGAACATTCCCGAATGCCCAAAAGTGACATTCGGGAGGGTGACAAAGTCGCATTCGTTAATACAAGAGATTACAACACTAGATTACATACAGATAACCCCTTACCCCTTAACGGGGAATCTGCTAACGCAGAACATTCGGAAATCGTGGGTGCGGACAATCCGCACACTGGCAAAAAACAAAATTCAATCAAGGTTAGTTATTCAGCAGTAGCAGAAACATACAATCACTTGGTTAAAGAGTTAAATTCAAATCTACCACTAATCGCTAATCCATCGCAGTTAAGTGATAAACGCAAGAAAGCGATTAAGAAACTAGCTCAAGTGTTTATTAAACGATTCGATATTGACAACGATGTAGAGTCCGCGCTTGCTGAGTATTTCAGAGACTTCTTACAGTCCGCCACGAATTTCTACTTTGGCGAAAACAATCGAGGCTGGAAAGCAGATTTTGAATACATCTTGAGAGAAACAACACTGGATAAAGTTTTAGAGGGGAATTGGTAATGGTAACGCAAGATAATAACTACAACCTAGAATACGGACTAATCAGCTCGATGCTAGCGACTGGATTAACCGCTCAAGCTCGTGAAGTGATTAGCTGGTTAGAGCCAGAAATGTTCGCTACATACAATCTAGGTGCTTTATACGCAAACATTCGCAAACAAGCCCGTAAACACGATTTAATCGACTGCTTGCTACTTTCTCAAGACTATGGCGAAAACCTAGCAACGTTAGCAGAAATGGCAAATAAAGCGACTTATGGTGGAAATCTTTTAGGTTATGCGAAGAAAATCCATTCTTCTTGGGTAAACCGTTCAGCTCAACAAACTATGCTTAAACTTGCTGGCGAAATGTCACAAGCTCGCAACGAAAGCCAAGTGAATGAATTAACTCAAAAAGCATTAAATCAAATTCAAAAGCTCCTTGTCAGCAAAACAGAAATTAAGCCAATCGCCATGGGGGAACTGGTCGATTCTTACGTTGATGTATTGGAAAAGCGCTCTAAAAGTGATTTCAAAGAACGCTTGCTTTACACAGGCATTGAGGCGGTCGATAACATTCTTGGCGGCATAAATTCAACTGATATTGTCATTGTGGCGGGCCGTCCAGGAACAGGGAAAACAGAATTTAGTCTGACAGTGACTCGCAATATCGCCAAAAATCATGGCTCGGTTTTATTTTTCAGCCTTGAGATGGGTAATTTCCAATTAATCGACCGCTTGTTAAGTGCGACTGGTGGTGTAGGCGTTAAAAAACTCCGCAATCCACAAGAATTAGACGATTTAGATTACAACCGTTTAACCAATGCAATCACCGATATTCGTGAGCAAAAAATCTATTTCGTTGACCGTGGCGGTTTATCAGCAGATGAAATCTGTGCGATTACAGAAAGACACCTTGGCGAAGTCGGAAACCTTTCTGCGATTGTGATTGATTATTTAGGCTTAATGGATCACAAGCAAGAAAAGAATATCAACTTAACACAAGCTATCGCAAACTCAATGAGCAAGCTCAAAACGTTTTCCAAAAATTTCAATGTTCCAATTATTTTGCTTTGCCAACTTAACCGTGAAGTAGATAGTCGAGCAGTTAAACGCCCAGCCAATTCTGATTTAAGAGATTCAGGCTCAATCGAACAAGATGCAAGTCAAATTATTATGCTTTACCGTGAGGGCGCTTATAAGTCCAATACAGATAATCCGTATTCAGAAGCCATTATCACTAAAAACCGTTTTGGCGAATTAGGCATTGCGTATATGAGATTTGATAAAGGTCACTTTGTTGATTGCGACCAAGCGAAAGCCTATCAAGAATTAAACGAAAAACCGCAACAAGCACCGAAAAGCTATGCGAAAAGTTATGGAAAAGGAGCCAACTAATGACAGAGCAAAAATTTGATAAAGATACATGGCAAACGCCTAAGTATTTTTTTAATTGGCTAAACAAACGCTTTGATTTTGATATTGATGGCTGTGCGAATGAGCATAATGCGCTTTGTCTAAATTGGATTGGCGAGGGTAGCTCACTCGGTAAAGACTTTTTAGATACAAAAACACCTTACCCTTATCGCAATCTAAGTTTTTATGTCAATCCACCTTATTCTGATGTTACCCCATTTTTGAAAGCTGCAAAAGAGTTGAAAGACAAAGGACACACCGTTGTTATGTTACTCAATAACGATAAATCTACACAGTGGTATCAAAAGCATATTCACAACGTGGCGAATGAGGTAATTGATATTACAGGTGGACGAATTGCATTTATTCACCCAGTAACAGGCAAGGAAATCAAAGGCAACTCAAAAGGTCAAATGGTCGTAGTGTTTGATCCAACGATGGAAGATTTTGTAATGCGTTCAATTAGCCTTGATTTTATCAAGAAAGTAGGTGGTTACGATGGAGCATAATTACCCTCGGATGTATTTAGTCAATGAGGCAGTAAGAAATCGAGTGATCGACACTATCCGCCAATTGCCAATAAGCGAATCAGATCCTCTTGTTGTGGAGATAAAAGTAAAAACCCGCTCAATGGAACAGAACGATAAATTTCATGCAATGCTTGGTGATATATCAAATCAGGCGTTATGGCAAGGCGACAAATACGATTTATACGGATGGAAAAATTTATTGGTGAGCGGGCATACCATCGCAACAAGGCTACCCTATAAGTTGGTTACCGGAATTGAAGGAGAGTTGGTTAATGTACGGGAGCAAACATCAAAAATGGGTGTTAAGAGAATGGCAAGCCTAATCGAATACACAACCGCTTGGGGCGTAGAGAATGGCGTTAAGTTTAACGACAGATGGGGATTTTTCGGACGATGATTGAGGTAGGAACTATGGTTTTATTTTTGATTGCATTTTCGGCTGTGTTGTTTTTTCTTTTCGAACAGCCCCTTGCTGCCACTCTTGTTTTGTGTGGAGCTTGTTGGCTTTCCGGTTGGTATTTTGCTCATAGTACGGTTGCAACAGAGTGCGAAAGATTAGGTAAGTTTTACGTTGGCAAAAACGTTTATCAATGCTCAAAAATTGAAACGATCGAAGATAAATAATGTTAGAGGTAATTTTACTCCGGCTCATTGCGGTGATTTTTATTGCTGTGGTTGTTTTTGGATTGGTTTATTGAGGGGGCAGACGATGAGTGACAAGGAAAAATCTGAACGTACAAAGCCGTATATAAACGTGGGTACAATCGGCCACGT